TTGTCTTTGACTGCACACATAGTGTCCAGCAACCTGGAGGACTTGGTGACAAATCTGGGGGAGACAGGAAAATGGTTCCCTTTCTATCTAGGGCCGCGGTAGCTACTGGATGCGTAAGTGCTGTGTTTATTGAAACACACGAAAATCCTGATAATGCTCCTAGCGATGGTCCGAATATGATACCATTACGAGACCTAAGAGTTCTAATAAGTCAACTAAATTTTATTCATAATAATGTTAGAAACTTTAACTAAAGAACAACGTAAAGCACAAAAAGCTCAAGCCAAGTTAGAAAAAGCAATTTCAAAAATTTCAAATGTAGGCAACGAGCATCTTCAACGTTGGGCCATATGTTTAAAATATGGAACAAAATATAATGCTGATTATGTAAATCGACTTTACAACATGGTCAAAAGGCATACAACAGGCAACGTAGGGTTTGCCTGTATGACTGAAGATCCAACTGGATTAAATCCTGAAATAAAAGTCATACCATTACCAACTGGAACTAGTTTGCAAGGTTGGTGGTACAAACCCTACGTGTTTAGCAGAGATTTTCCATTAACTGGCGAATTACTATTTTTAGACTTAGACATAGTCATTGTAAAAAACATTGACATGTTTTGGCATTACAGTTTGGGTAAATTTTGCATTATTAGAGATTTTACAAGATCAACTATTCCAGATTGGAAAAAATTTAACAGCTCTATATTCAGATTTGAATCTAGGTCCATGCCTCATATATGGGACAATCTAATACAAGACTTATCCATTACCAAAAGAATGCACGGCGACCAAGATTGGTTATATGACCAAATTAAAGACGGATTTGATTTTTGGCCTGATGAGTGGTGCCAAAGTTATAAATGGGAAGTACGTGAACGTAACGATGTTATTGGAATTGGCAGAGATCGAAAATTTGCGTCAATCATTGAACCAAAAATAAAAGATGCAACATCAATATTGGTGTTCCATGGCGATCCAAAACCACAACAAGTAAAAGATCCAATCATAGTGAAAAACTGGTGTTGACATATACCAATTATTGCGTTATAATATACTTGTCCGCAACAATATAGAAAGCGCATTATGATTAAACGCATAGGATTTGCCTGCAAATGGATTGATACTCCCGCACAAGTTAATGGTATCAAGCCCACAGATGATTGTAAACAATACAACACTGGTGCCACTACAATTAGTTGGTTAAATAGACAGACAAAAGAAGTTGCAGAGCAAAAGCTATGGGACTTGATGGTTCAAAATTTAACAGCTACACAAAAGTTAGTAAACAAGGTAGGTGAACTTAATGAAAATCTTCGTATGGTGCGTCTTAGCAGTGATATTCTCCCCGCTTATACTGAGCGCACTTGGAGTTATTTTTGGCGTAGGCCTGACGTTGTTGAGTATCTTGAGCGCAATTTTGACCTTATTGGTTCTAGTGCTCGTGCAAGCAATACCCGTCTTAGTATGCATCCTGGTCAGTTTACTGTTCTTGCTAGTGTTGACAAAGACATTGTCCAACGGTCAATAGAGGAATTTGAATATCATGCAGATATGGCACGATACATGGGCTACGGTAAATCCTTCCAGGACTTTAAGATCAATGTACACATATCGGGTAGAGCCGGTCCCGAAGGTATTCGAACTGCCTACAAACGCCTTACCCCCGAAGCCCAGAATTGTATTACAATTGAAAACGAAGAAAACTCATGGGGACTAGATGACTGTCTTACTATTAGCGATATCATTCCTATTGTACTCGATGTACACCATCATTGGATTCGTGAAGGGGAATATCTCAATCCAACAGACAATCGTGTTAAGCGTGTCGTTGATAGTTGGCGTGGTGTGCGCCCTGTTTGTCATTATTCAGTATCTCGTGAAGATTATCTTGTGGGTCATGACGGACTTGTCGCACCTAATCACAACCAACTTCTTCTAGATGGATACAAGAAACAAAAGCTCAGAGCACATTCCGATTTTTACTGGAATACAGCAACAAACGAATGGGCTTTGAGCTTTCTAAACACACACGATATCATGTGTGAAAGCAAAGGAAAAAATCTAGCTAGTTTTGCACTGCATGAGCAAGCAAAAACTTCTAATATTATTTAGGTGCTTTTGGCGCACGTGGTTTACGTGGTGCTGAATTTTTCTTAGCGTATTGTTGTTTCTTTGCTGGTGCTTTTTTAGCTGGTGCTTTTTTAGCTGGTGCTTCTGCTACCACTGGAATTGCTTCTGCTATAGGAGCAACTTCTACCACTGGAGCTGGTGCTACTTCAACAACTGGTGCTGGCGCTTCAACAACTGGTTCTACTACCAATGGAATTGGTGTTGTGGCTGCTGGCTCAGGCACTTTATAAGGTGCTGATTCTACTACTGGTTCCTCTTTAGGTTTACCTACAAAAAACTCTTTAATTGCTTTGAACATAATGTTCCTCCCTTGTAAATTATTTATAACTAAATATATTATGGGCAACGAAATTGAAAGATACCTAGCAATTCTTGAAGGTAAACAAGAAAAGTTAGAATTATTAAAGCTACCTTATAGTAAGGATAGCCTTAGTCCCGTTATCAGCAAAGAGACTATAAATTATCATTATGCCAATTTAGCGCAATCCTATGTAGATAGATTTAACAAGGGCGAAGGCGATTCTAAATTTAACAAAGCTGGTGCATTTTTACACAACTTGTATTTTCCAGGATTAAAAGAGCCCAGTTCAAAGAATCAACCTACTGGAAAATCTGCTGAAATTATCAACAAAAAATATAAAAGTTTTGATGCTTTCAAAGAAGCAATTTTAAAACAAGCCATGAGTATACAAGGCAGTGGTTGGGTTTATATGGATTTGAACGGCGGCATCAAAACCATTGTAAATCACGAAATACGTAAAGATATAGCCATGTTAATTGACTGGTGGGAACATGCCTGGGCATTAGACTATCAAAGCGATAAGAAAAAGTATTTAGAAAACACTTGGAAAATTATTAACTGGGAAGTAGTCAACGAAAGATTGGCTACAGTTTAGAAACATCGTCCAAACTACTGGCTTTCATGTCCCAAAGGCGTCTATTTTCGACTCCTTTTTTTTGGGCAAATTTTTTAGGATCACAATTGGCACACACATGAAAATAGTTGTTGCTGATTCGCTTGGGATCCATTGATCCTTTTTCTCTTTTAAATGTTTCATTACAGGAGTCACAGCGGAATAACAGCACAGTCTTTTCCCTACTGTAGGTGTGATCTGTGCCCAATTTACTTTTTCTAGTATGGATTTGAGTTGTGTATTCTTGTGCTAAAAACATAATTGTATTTACATTAAGGTTATAAAAGTGTTTCGATAAATATCATATCGAGGAACATTATGATCACTATTTCTGAATCAGCAAAAACAAAAATCAAAGACCTTTTAAACGAAGAAAACAACCCAAAGCTGTCATTGCGTACATTTGTACAAGGCGGTGGGTGCAGTGGATTTAGCTATGGATTTACGTTTGATGATGAAGTTAATGAAGATGATTTTGAAATTCCTCTAGATAATTTTAAAGTTCTCGTAGATGCTATGAGTATGCAATACTTAACTGGATCTGAGATAGATTACAAAGAAGATTTGCAAGGTGCAAGTTTTAATATTAAAAATCCAAACGCACAGTCTACTTGCGGTTGTGGATCTAGCTTTAGCGTAACTGATGATATAGGACAGTAATATGAGCAAGCAAATAATTAATGTTGGCGTACAGGGCAATGACGGAACCGGCGACAGTATCCGCGAATCGTTCCGAAAGGTTAATGAAAACTTTAACGAAATTTACGCTATATTTGGATCTGGCGGCACTATTAAGTTTAGTGATTTAAGCGATACTCCCGATGTATATGGTTCAAATAAAATAATAACAACCAATGACGCTGGCACAGCTATATTAGCAAGAACACTGACCCAAGGCAGTGGTATTACTATTGATAAGAGTGACCCAAGTCAAATAACTATTTCATCTTCAGGTGGAAGAATATCTGCAGACACTGCACCAACGTTGTCAAATCCTCTAAATGGCAGTGGGTTTGCATTGGCCAAAATTGCTGATCCATCAGCAAACGCTGTGGCACAATTTAATGCAGTGTATGGCCCTAGTGGTACTACTGTAACCATTGATGAATTAGTTATTAACAAAGGCTATGCAGATAAACGATACATTCAACAAACAGGTGGATCAAGTGCTGGTCAAATTCGTTTAAGAGATGAACCAAATGATGCAAGTGGTTATACAAAAACTATTGCGTCATTTATTGACGGTAATGCAAGTGTAACAGCTCACGGATATGACAGTGGTGTAGACGGTATTGCATTTACATATACATCAACTGTCACTGACGCAACAAACATTGCATCAACAGTGGCAGCTGCCAGCATGGTTTCTGGCCGCACATATATTATTTCAACTGTTGGTACTACAAACTGGACCAGCTTAGGTGCCGTTGCAAGCATAGTTGGGACAAAGTTTGATTATAATGGAGTTGCTGTCACTGGCGCTGGTGGCATAACTAAGCCAGTTTATT